TTTAATTTTATTATTTTAAATATAAATTCAATTTTATTATTTTAATTTTATAAAAATATAAAATAAGTTTAATAAAATTGATTTATAATATCAATTATTAAAAATGTATAAAATATATAATGATCTTATATCAATGTTTGATATCTATCATTTTCAAATGATAAATGTATGTTCATCTTATAAATATTGTCTTAAATATTTAAATATTTTACGAAATAATTTGTATATAATAAAATATATTTATAAAAATGATTATATATTTAATATTGCATTTTCTAGAGGATATTTAAAAATTATTAAATTATTATTAAAATGTAAACGAAATAATCCTAGCAATGATCATAATTATGCAATTAGATGGGCATCTGAAACTGGATATTATAAAGTTGTTAAATTATTATTAAAAGATAAAAGAGTTGATCCAAGTGATAATAATAATTTTGCAATTAGATGGGCATCTTTAAATGGATATTATAAAATTGTTAAATTGTTGTTGAAAGATAAACGAGTTAATCCAATTAATTCTAATAATTTTGCAATTAGATGGGCATCTGAAAATGGACATTATAAAGTTGTTAAATTGTTGTTGAAAGATAAACGAGTTGATCCAAGTGATAGTTATAATTATGCAATTATATCTGCATCTGAAAATGGATATTATAAAATTGTTAAATTATTATTAAAAGATAAAAGAATTGATCCAAGTGACTGTGAAAATCAAGCAATTATAAATGCATCTGAAAATGGACATTATAAAGTTGTTAAATTATTATTAAAAGATAAACGAATATTTTTTCAAAATAAAATACATTTTAAATTAGCAATTAGATGGGCAATTAGATGGGCATCTGAAAATGGACATTATAAAATTGTTAAATTATTATTGAAAAATAAATGAGTTGATCCAAATGTTGATAATAATTATGCAATTCAATTGGCATCCAAAAATGTACATTATAAAATTGTTAAATTATTATTAAAAGATATGATGTATTGGTATGATTGATGATAATAATTATAAAAATGTCTACAGATGAACAATATATAATATTAAATAAAATTGATTTATAATATCAATTATTAAAAATGTATAAACTATATAATGATCTTATATCAATGTTTGATATCAATCATTTTCAAATGATAAATGTATTTTCATCTTATAAATATTGTCTTAAATATTTAAATATTTTACGAAATAATTTGTATATAATAAAATATATTTATAAAAATGATTATATATTTGATATTGCATTTTCTAGAGGATATTTAAAAATTATTAAATTATTAATAAAATGTAAACGAATTAATCCTAGAAATGATAATAATTGTGCAATTATATGGGCATCTGAAACTGGATATTATAAAGTTGTTAAATTATTATTAAAAGATAAAAGAGTTGATCCAAGTGATTGTGATAATAATGCAATTAGATTGGCATCTAGATTTGGATATTTAAAAGTTGTTAAATTATTATTAAAAGATAAGAGAGTTGATCCGAGTGATGATAATAATTATGCAATTAGATATGCATCTGAAAATGGACATTATAAAATTGTTAAATTATTTTTAAAAGATAAACGAGTTGATCCAAGTGATGCTAATAATTATGCAATTAAATATGCATCTGAAAATGGACATTATAAAGTTGTTAAATTATTATTAAAAGATAAACGAATTGATCCAAGTGATAATAATAATTATACAATTCAACAAGCATCTCGTTGTGGATATATAAAAATTGTTAAATTATTATTGAAAGATAAACGAGTTGGTCCGAGTGATTATAATAATTCTGCAGTTAGATTGGCATCTAAACATGGACATTATAAAATTGTTAAATTATTATTACAAGATAAACGAGTTGATCCAAGTGATTTTGATAATCAAGCAATTAGATATGCATCTGAATATGGACATTATAAAATTGTTAAATTATTATTAAAAGATAAACGAGTTGATCCAAGTAATTGTAATAATCATGCAATTAAACAAGCATCTCGTTGTGGATATATAAAAATTATTAAATTATTATTGAAAAATAAACGAGTTGATCCAAATGTTGATAATAATTATGCAATTCAATTGGCATCCAAAAATGGACATTATAAAATTGTTAAATTATTAATAAAAGATATGATGTATTGGTATGATTGATGATAATAATTATGTAATTCAACAAGCAATAAGTTATGGTTATTTAAAAATTATTAAATTGTTATTAAAAGATAAACGAGTTAAATTTACTCAAAAAATGAAATAATTATTAAAATTTAATATATTTTTATTTATTTTTTTATTTAATAATCATATGATATTATAAAAATTTATTCAATATTATTAAAAAATAAAATTATTTTTCTAAATTTTTAAATAATTTAATTATTTTTATACATTTGTTTACAAATGCTAATTTAATTGATAATTGATTAGGGTTAACTCTTTTATCTGTTAATAATAATTTAATCATTTTTAAATCTTTATTACTTGTGGCTATTTCAATTGCATAATTATTATCATCACTTGAATCAACTCATTTATCTTTTAATAATAAATTAACTTTAAATTTTTAATAAATAAATTATTTTATTTTTTTTAATTTGAATAAAATTGATTTGATATTTTATTTTAATAAAGGTAAAAATTAATTATTATAATCATGAATAATAAGTTAAAAGTTGACCATACAAATATAAATAATATTTTAAATAGTTATGATATTGAAAAACAAACTATCAGAAAATGTTCAAATATTTGCAATGTATGTAACGGAGATGATATTATTATAGATGATGATCAAGATATATGTAAATGTTGTGGATCTATGGATATTTCATACAATTCTTTATTATCTAATGAATTTACAGATGAACATTCATATAGAATTAATTGTTGTAATGCTGAAATTAATAATTCATCAATACTTGTACCGAGATCAGCAACAAATATTCATACCCAATTTTCTTTCGTTGGTTACAATTCGAAATATGGTAATGGATTTTTGTTGAGAAATAAACAAATTGGATATATTGATACTTTGAGAAAATCATTGATCACAAATCTAGAAAAAGAATTAATAAAATTTGAAAAAAGAAAAAATATTATCAAACTTTTTGAAAAACTTCCAAAATATAAAAAAGAAATTGAAAATAAAATAATAAAAGAAAATGAAAATATGGATCCAATTGAATATTTGATTAAATATGATACAGTAGAATACATAAAACCAGATAATACTATATTATATGAAACAATTCAATTATTTATGAAAATTCGAGCTATTAAAACCGCTCGTAGTGATAACAAATTAGGTGTTATTGCTGGTTGTCTAAAAGTTGTGGCGAAAAGATATGGTAAACTTTATAGATCTGATGATTTATTATATATATTTGATATAGAACGTGAATATCTTAATAAAGGAAATAGTTTTATATCAAAGATATGTAGAAAATCACAAGAATTGACAAATATATTTAAAAATAAGAATAAATTATTTTTAAAAGATTATATTGAAAATATACATATAATTTTTCCAACATTAAATAGAAAATGTATAAATGTAATAATATTATTCATAAATAGGATATCTGGTACAAAATTCAATAGTGGACCAACTGCGTCCAGTTTAATGGCATGGATTTTAAAATGTTGTCAGATTAAATTTAAATTTAATCTAACAGATGAAAATATAAGAAAAGGATTATGTGTATCTTTAACAATTATTCAAAGATATAAATATATTTTGTCTTATATATATCTATGAGGATTCCTACAAGAATGTTAATGCAACCTGAAAAGGTGCAACCAGTTATAATAAAACCAAAACCTGCAGTTAGAAAACGAACAAAAGAATTTGATTTATTAATTGATGCATTTATAGCTGGATTTTTATTTTTAGTTATTGGAAGTACTTATTTTGAAAATTTATTAAATGAATTATTAACGATATCTGATGTCCCAAGTAAAAAAGATAGAATTAAGTTTAAAGGACTTCAATTATTACTTATAATGTCATTGTTTATATTAATTAAAATTATTTTTAGTTAATTTATTTTCCAATTATTATAATTTATTTTTTTATTTAATTAAATTTAAATTATTTATTTTAATTATATAATCATAGTTTTATTTTTAAAATGTCAAATACAAATGAATCTTTGGGATTAAATTCCGGAACAAAATTAATTGGTGGTAAAAATAATGTATTTGTTGGAGTTGATAATGGATGTTGTTGTGTTAATGGAGATAGTAATACTTCAGTTGGTTATCAATCATTATATACTGATATAAATGGTATTGAAAATGTAGCAATTGGTACATATGCGCTCAAAAATAATATTGCATCATATAATGTTGCTTGTGGTTTTGGTGGTTTATTCAATAACATTAATGGACAATTAAATGTGGCTATAGGATATAAATCATTGTATTTAAATACAAATGGAACTAAATGTATCGCCATTGGTTCAAATTCTATGTGTTGTTCAATTACTGGACTAAATAATATTTCAATTGGTTGTAATTCTTTGTCCTCAATAACATCTGCAACAGATAATGTCGTAATTGGAAATGATGCAGCTATTAATTTAACTGATAGTCATAATATTGTCATTGGAGGTAAAGCTGCACAAACTTTGGTCGATGGATCATATAATGTCTTTATTGGTGATAATGTTGATAGTGAATCTTCGACATCTTATACAATTAAAATTGGATCTAACTTTCAATTACCTGATTCCAATATGGAACTAACAAAAGAATGTTATATTGATGGAATTAGAGAGCGATTACCAGGTGCTGAAGAATTGCCAGTATTTATTGGATCTGATGGAAAAATAGGTACGCTTCTTTCAAATTTCGAACATAAAACAAATATCAAATATATTGATCAAACTAATTATTTGCAATCATTTGATAAATTGGAACCAGTATCTTTCAATTATTTAAATAGTAAGTCTACCCAATTTGGATTATTAGCAGAAGATGTCAAAAAAGTTATGCCGGAATTAGTTACATCAAATTCCGTTCAATATCATAAATTAACTTCATTATTAATAGCCAAAGTTAGACAATTGGAAAAAATTAATAAACAAATGAGATTGAGAATGGACAATATTGAAAATAAACTTAGATAGTTACGTTACTTTTTGAGAAAGTTACTTTTTAGGAAAAAGTAATATCAAAAACCACTTTTTATTTTTATTTTTTTCAATGTTAACTTTCCCAAAAAGTAGTTTTTGATGTTACTTTTTCCCAAAAAGTAACTAGAGATATTCATCAAATGGTATAATTAATGTACCATCTTGTTTAAAAAAAGAATTAATTGTTCTATATTTTGGTCTATTATAATATATTTTTTTCAATAATTGATTTATTGATTCAAATTGAGGTTTACATGTTCCAAATATTAATAAATAATTATTATTTGTTGTTATATCTTTCTTAATTGGAAAATTTGTTTTAATATGCTCAATATAATTATCATTTGATATAGTTTTTATATGTTTTCTATGATAAATTTTATAATTGTCTTTTATTTTCAATTCTGTAATTTTATAATTCATTGCAAAAGATATAAATTTCATAAATATTTTAATATTAAAATGTTGATAATAAATTTTATACATATTTCCTTTTTTACTAATTGCAAAATATGTTTCAAGTTTGTTTGGATATTGTATAAGTTTTTCATACCACAATAAAGTATTATAATAATTTACAACAAATCCATATAATTTGTATTTACCAATATCAAATGAAAATAAACCATCTTTTAATCCATTTTTCATTTGAAATTTTATTACTGATAATTTTTTATTTTTAACTATCTTTATTTTTTTAATCATATTAATATATAAAATGAAAATAAAATTAAAAAAATATGAAAAAATAAAATTATCAGTAAAAAATAAATATAATGGAGAAATATTATCATTTGGAAGTATCAATTTGGCGGCTACAAAAATAAAAAAAATTAATAAAGAAAATTTAACATTTGAAAGTTTTTTTAATGAAATTGAAAATACAGAATTGAATAATAATAAAATTTTATATTCTGATATCGATATTTATAATGATGATAATATAGATATAGTTAAAAAGAAAATTGAAAAATTAGGAAAAATACCATATAAATATCAATTATTATATTTTATAGATGAAAAAATACCATTAGGATATATATTTAGTGGAGAAATTATAAAATTGAATAAAAATACATTTACAAAACGTGAAATATATACTAAATTTATTGATAAAAAATTTAATATTCCAAAGTGGCGAGATATGGAATGTATAGATTTACGAGATGTTATAAATGAATTAAATGATGATATTTCAATTGAGAATACATTTAATAACGTTATTTCAATTTATTTTCCATTAATAAATATAATTGATTTTAAAAATATGATATTTTATGGTAATTATGAAGAAAAGGTAAACTATTATCAATTTTCCAAATATAGGTCAAAATTTTATGACATAAATATAAAACAATTAAAATATTTAACAAGTTCTATAAATGTGCTAACAAAAATTGAACAATATTTATTCTTTTATCCAATTAATTTACACTATTTATTTTCAAATTTTACAACTGATAAAACTAATTATACTTCAATGATTTATAGAATTGATGATAAAAATATTTATAAAAAATATGATATTAATTCTAAATTAACATTTGATGTAATTCCTGACACAAATTCTATATTGATTAATAATGATATATCAATATTTAAAACCGGTGAAATTATATATAGAAATACTGGTACAAATTTTAATATAATTGATAAAATATCTAAAATATTGGTAGATAATGAAATATTGAAAAAAATAATTACATACAATGTATCTATAAATATTATGATACCATTTGTAATGAATTACAAATATTTACGAAATACATTACAGAAATTTTATGATATAGTAAAATGGGAATTAATTTATGGAGATTTAAGTACAAATTATGTTAAATTTACTTATCTTGGAGTAAATAATGACACTGATAATATAATTGTAAAAATATATGGAGAAAATATATTAAATATAAATATAAATCATATCAAAGATATAGATGATGGAAACAAAGTTATATTATTTATAATGAGAATTTTATACTTATATATGTTTGATTGGGCAAAAACAATAAAATTTATTGATAATAAATATATTCAAAAACGTAAACGTGATTATTTATTAAAAGATCCTGTATTATTCAATTATTCAAAATATATATTTCCTGGTTCACCTTATAATATATATACTCGAATATGCCAAAAAAATAGACAACCGCTAATATTTGATGCAGATTCAGACATATTTAAACATTTTATCAAAGTAAATAATATTTCAAAAAATAAAATATTATATTTGAAAAATCATACATATCCTGATATGAATATGGCATATATATCTAATAATGAAAAATATCCATATATTTCTCTTATTGATAAATCTAAACATCCATTACATTTAAGTCTTCCTTGTTCAAGTAAAAAATCAATTAAAATAAAAGAAAGTAATGATATTATAACGAATGTTTATTATATCAAAAAATATAATCCAAATATGAAATTAAATATAAATCGTATTTCATATTTACCAAATGCACTTAATTCTTTTATCAATAGTAAAAATCCTTGTATGATTGATAATAATATTATTAAAATTAATTCAAAATGTTATTTTGTTACTGGAAGTAAACATGATAATTCTATATTAAATATTATATCTCAAAGATACAAACTTCCTAAAAATATTGATAATATATTTAAATTAATTAATTATATGATTAAAACTTATAATATATTTTTATTTATCTTTTCTGAAAAAAATAATGAAATTGATATAATTTTGAATTATGATATTGCAAGTACTATATATTTTTTAAATAATTGTGAAACTTTATTCATATTAAAATCGATTTTATTCAATAATCAAGTTAAATATAATTTAATTAAACGAATTGAATCTAAATATAAAAAACACTATATAAATACATTTCAATTTGTTAAAAGTGACATTATTGTAAGTTTATCATTATCAATATTAAAAATGTTAAAAAAACAAGATAATAGTATCATCGATAAGATCAATAATTATGTTCAATTATTGAATGATAATTATTATGTAAAAGGAATAATTGTTGATGATTTATATTTATCAACAGAATTACATTTACCAAATAGGAATAATAAAATTATTTATAAATTTGATATTAAAATAAATAAAAAATTAGAAGTTGATAAATTTATTAAAAAATACAATTTAAATATAAGTAGTAATATAGTTGATGTAAATGATTTAATAATTGGATATAAAATAGGAGATAATACTATTTTATTTAATCCTATAAAATCTTCAAGACAAAATGATAATAAAATAAAATTATATATTAATTCATCAATAATTGAGAAAAAATGGCAAACACAAATAGATGTTGATCTAGAAATTTACAATATATTATTTTATTATATAATTTATTATGTTAATAAGACTGATCAAAAAATATATAATATAACTAAGAAAAAATTATTAAAATTATATAAAAATATTGATGATGAATTTTATTATTCTGATTTAAATTTATTAAATGATAAACAATTTAAATTTATGAATATTTTTAAAACATATAAAATGAAATTCTTTGTAATTAAAACTTATAAAAAAATGTATACATTTATTATAAATTTATTGAATAAACATATAACTTTTGATAATATAACACATCAATTGTCATATAATCACATACGGCGAATATGTCCGACAAATATTGGATCATTGGTTAATCAATGTAGTAATAATGGGAAATTATTGATAAATAAAAAAAAATATTTAATTTATATAAATTTAATAGCTCATCAATTGATAAATAATTTTATTATTAGACAACGTGTAATTAAAAATATAATGATAGATATTATTCATAATACAAACTTTTCATTTGAAAAAACTCATGAAAAAATTATTAAATTAACTTAATTATTGTAATAATTTAGTGTAATATAATATTTCTGTATCATCTTCGGAAAACATTTGTGGTTTTTCTACAGTGTGTTCAATTTTAGTCATATGTAAATATCTACAATTACTTACTATAATTTTTTGTCCATATAAATGATCAATGTCTCTCATTTTAACTTTAGTTCCAGATAAATCCAATAATTTAAATTCTTTATTATATATTGGTTTAAAATTGATAATAGATTCACAATTAGCAACAATTATTGTTTCTAAAACTGTAAATTTATCTAATTCAAAAAATGGTGTACCAGTAAAATCTATATATTTAAATGTTTTGCCAGTTAATGGAAAAAAGTCAAATAAATTTTTACAATTTTTGAAAATTAATGTATTTATTGATGTATTCTTCAAAAATTCAATATTATTCATGTCAGAATTAGATAAATTTATTGAATTATATTTTTTTTGTTTAAAATTTGTAAAAAATGTTCTAAGTTGTGTTTCATATGCATCTTTAATGTCTAAATTTTCAATTTCCAATAAATCACTATCATCTTCATTTTCACTTGGAATATCATTAATATTATTTTTTCCATATATAATATTTTTGTCCATTATAAGATCAAAGAAATCAGGTGTTACCATTGAAATAGTTGGATATATAACCAATTTTTTATATTTTTTATTTGTTATACAACAACCATTATATGATCTTTTAGGACTAGCATCAATATGTAATTCAGAAATCGATTTAAATGATTTACATTTTATTATAACACTATCTTTATGTTCATCATTATTTCTATCAAATTCCAATGGAATAAATGGATCTAAACTTCTTAAATTTGTATAATGTACATCTAATTTTCTTATATTTAAATTATCAATAAATTTAAAATCTTTTATAAAAATACAATAGGAAACATCTAATTCATCTGTAACATTTATGTCATTTAAATTTTCAATTCTTGTTTTTGATAAAATTAATGTTTTATATGTTCTTTTTCGCAATGGTTCAAAATTTGTTATTTGATGACATCCTTTTAAATTTAAATGATTACAATCACATATTCCAATAATACTAGAAATTAAACTATTTGTGATAGTTATTGAGTTCATTTTTCTATTAAAAATTGGAGCAATAAAGAATAAACTTAAAGGATAATATTCAAATTTAACATTTGTTGGTTCTTTTAAATAAAGATCATTTATATTATACTCAGTTGGTTCCCAATCATTTTTTATCAAATTATGAAGTTTATCAATTTTTGAAGATAAAAGATTTATTTTAAAAATATTTGTAGTATATTTTGAAATTATAGATAAAATTTTTTTATTCTCTAAAAACATTTTTATATTTAATATATAAAACTATCTTCAATATATTATATTTAAAATGAGTGAACCAGTTAAGATAGATAGAATGTATATAAATGATTTTGAAATATATAGTAACATTGCTGTAATTGGTAAAAAAATGTCAGGAAAGACATCACTTGCGAGTTGGTTAATGTATTATACTCAAAAAAAACACAAACTTGCTGTTATTTTTTCAAAAACGTGTGAAATGACTCATGTATTTGATGGGCCAGTAAACCAATTATTACAAAATAAACAATATAGTAGTAAAATAATGAAACAAATACAAAACATGCAAATTTGTTCAACAGAAATAAACGAAGAACGAGAAAAACATAATAAAAGAAAAAAACGTGATGGTATTATGATAATTATTGATGATTTAAGTGCAGATGCTAAAACAAAAGAAAATAATTGGACAAAAGATACAAACTTTCTTGAATTTATGTTTGATGGAAGACATTATAAAATTACATTTATTTTATGTGTTCATGATCCAATGATTATTCCTTCAATGGCTAGAGAAAATTTAGATTATATTGTAATTGCTCAAAATCTTACAAATGCTGCATTTGAAAAATTTTATAAACATTATTGGCAAGATACATTCGATGATAAAATAACATTAAAACAAACTATGGAAAAATGTACACAAGAATATAAAATGATGGTTATTAATAGAAAAAAGATGTTAAATACAAAAATAAATTCTATATCAGATATAGTTTCATATATAGATGTTCAAAATCCCAAAAAAATTCCAAAATATAGATTTGGATCAAAATCAATAAATAAAATATTAGATAAAATATATGATAAAGATTGGCAACGAAAAGCACGTAAATCTGCTATGGGTAAATTAATGAATAAAACTGAAGATATAATATTACAATAAGTTACATTATTTTTTTATATAAAATTAATTTATATATTTTTGTAATTATCAAATAGTTATTCATATGTTTTCAAAATACTTTGAAGATATTGTTTATAAACAATTAGATATAAAAAATTTAATAAATTTGTATAATGTAAGTAATATTGATATATTTGATGATATTATGGAACAAAAAAATAATAATAACATTTATATAAATTATATGTACTTTAATAAATCAAATATAAAAAATTTATTAAAAGATATGATAATAAGTAAATTTGGTGATTTTTGTAATATAAATTCAATTTCAAAAAATATTAAGGATCTTATTTTGACACAAAAAATACATGAAATACAATTTTCAAAAAATGATTTTTGGAATAAAGTTCCATTTTTAATACCATCATTATATGATAATATATATTATCACTTTAAATTACATTGCAAAAATGATAAAACATCATTATATTGTGATTTTGATAAATATTATAAAATGAGAGGATTGAAAAATAATGAAAAATGGAAAACTGCTTGTGAGGAATTGGATATTCCAAATAAGAAGAAATTTTTATATAAAAATATAAAAAATCTTAAATTTATAATAGATGATAATTTATTTAAACAATTTGAATTACATTTTTTCAAATTACCAAAATATACATATTTTTGGCCATTTATGACAAGTATTGTTTCTGATGGAGAAGTTAGAGATGATAAATATTATCCATTAATAACACCAAAAGATATTTTAAAAATAGATTTTTTATCAAAATTTATCATTGATAAAAAACATAAACAACAATTTTTCAATAATATGATGCAATATTTTAATTGTAAAGAAAAACAAGATATAATTAAATGGAAAAATAATATAACAAATAAACGATATATTAAATTATTGGATAGAGCTTATAGGAAGAAAGTTAAATATAAACATTAAATTAATATCATATTTATTTTTTTTGTAAAATTAAATTTTGATATTGATATATAAATATGCCGTACAGTAAATTTAAACATAAATCAAGAAATAAAGAAGAATCTTTTGTTAAAAAATATGGAACAGATCCTAAAATTTTTTCATGTAAGAAATTGGACTTATTAGTCAAATTAAAACCGCCACAAAAACAAGAAGGGTATATATTGACAGCATTACATATAAAACCAAACGAGGATATATGTAGATTGAAATGTTGTCTTGCATGGGAAAAATTCTTATCAACTAGTGGAAAATTGATATTAGAAAAAGCTATTATTAAGAAAAATTATGAATTCTTATATGAGAAGTTTTATGATTTTGAAAGAGTAAATAGTGAAATTCTCAATGATTTATTTGTAAAAAGATATGGAAAAGATTATGATGACCACGGTCTTATTCTTCCAATTGGGGTATTTAAGAATAAAGAAGAATCAAATAAACATTTGAAAAATATTTCTTATAAAAAATCCAATATAGCTAAATATGGTAATACTTATAATCATGGTTTAGGCGGATTTAGTACATTTAATCCACCATTATCTTGGGTAAAGAATAATGATTATGGTGACGATAAAATGAATAAAATAATGTCTGGTGCAGCACACAATAAAGAACTAGCAAATGAACATTTTCAGGCAAGAACCGATTATATGAGAGAAAAAGCTAGAAGAGACTTAGTTAAAAATAATCAAGTACCAAAAAATAATTTAACTAAAAATCAATTCCGTAATATTGATGAAAATGAATTTGAAGAGATATTTAGTTCATGTTTTGATCCAGAAGATCAATTTAAACTTAGAATGGATGGAGGAATAAATAAAGAAGCAAGACAAAAAGTAAAAAGTATAGTTGAAATGGAAGCATCATTACCATCTGATGTAAAATTGAGAATTAATCCAAAATTAAAGGAAAAATTTAAAATTAAAAATAAGAGAAAAACTGAAACAATAACTAAATTAAAATCAACTCCAGGAGATTTTATTATTTAATATATACGTAATGTTTACAACTAATGATTTATATAATAAAATAATTATTTCTATAATTATTACAATTATATATATACTTATAACGATTTTTATAAAATTGACTACAGAAATTAAAAATTGTAAATCATTGATAAAAAATAAAAAGAATTATATTTATAGAAAGAAAACCGTCATTATAATAAGATCAATATTGATATTTATTTCATCTTTTGTATTAATTGATTTTTATTCTAAATCAATAAAACCAAAACCGATAACTAAACAAAAGATTATTGAAAAAAAATATAATTTAAAGAATACTGTTGAAAAAAATTTAACTGATAATAATGATTTAATTTCTATTTTTTAATATCCCCAAGAAGTTATTTCTTCGTTGATCTTTTCAGTTGATAAAACCGGTTTATATTCTGAAATAAGTGACTTTTTCATATATTTAATAAATTCTTCATCATATTTATCATTTTCTTCAACATTTTCTAGTGCTAAATTATGATCTTTTGAGAAATTTTTATTAAATTCCGTTTTAATTATTGATACTTTATTTAACATTTCTTTACGTAATGCCCATTCTGGTTTAATTGATACTTCGTCTGTAACACCATTCAATGTATTGATAATTCTATTAAAAATACCTGTATTACATACATTCATTCCTTTTTTATTTATACAATTAGACAATTGATCACCTAAAATTCCAATTAAATTATCTTTTTTTTCTTTATCTTGTTTATTAATATAATTATCTACTACATTAAGTATATTTTTATGTGTCATTCCATATGGCATAACTAATCCATTATTTTCATTTATATGAGTTAATGTTTGTTTAATTTTATTATTTTTATCTGATACTGTTGGAAAATAATTTGTTATTTTCGCAGTTATCTCAGGATTTTCAATAAAATCACCTATTTTATTTTTTACATTTTCAATTGATTGTGTTATTGTTTTTATAACTCCACTATCATGTACATTTTGTTTGTCACTTGTTGCAACTTTACTTTTATCAATTTTAGGTTTTGTATCATTTTGTACAATTAATAATAGTGCTTCAAAATCTTCATCGTTTAAATTAAAATTATAATTTGTATCATAAAGTTGTTCAGTTAATCGATCAATTCTATCATTAGTTGCAATAGGTTTTGGTATAAATGGAATATATAATCTACGTGTATGTCTAAACACTACTTTTGTTTTAGGTTTTCTAATTATTTTATATAAATGTTTTTTTATATTTTGATATCTTCTAGAATTTAACATAACAGGCCTATGTACCACTTTTGGTGTTAATAAAAATTCTTTTATCAAATTAATAATAATAATTATTAATATTATTGAAAAAAATACAATTCCAATTATTTCATAATCCATATTTAATATATAAATAAAATTATTTTTTATTTAAAAAATAATTATAATCTGATAACATTATTTTAGATTTCTTTGGAGATTTATTTTTCAACATCGTTGCTGGTATTTTCAACATAAATAATACACTTTTTTTACCATATTTATTTATAGCTTTATTTAATGCTATGTATCTATATTTTGTAGATATATCTGTAGTATAACCATATTGTGTCAATTTTCCTGTTTTATTTACAATTCCACCACGTACATTAGTTTGTTTTGATTTTTTAACTTTTTTAATTCTTGCAATAATCGTTTTTCTTGGCATTTTATATTATTGAAATAAATATTTTAATATAAAATTAAAATGATATATTAATTAATATGTATATAGAAGATTTAGGTTTTGATATTTTATCAATAATAATTGAATATTGTAATCTTAAAACAAGAAATAATGTTAATTTATTATCTACATGCTTCTATAATATAAATCATGATACTTTGATATATGATAAAATATTTAATTTTAAAAGTTTTAATAAATGTAAATATAAAAAACCAATAAAATTTAAATGTGGTGAATTAAGTGATATGATAATACTTGATTATATTTATTCAATAAATACATTAGATTTAACAAATTGTAATTTTAGATATAATAAAAAAAATAAATATATAAATTCAAAAAATATCACAACATTACATTTAAGAGAATATAATTCATTTTTAAATATATTTATAAATTTAAAACATTTGAAAATTAAAAATATTAATTGTTTTGATTTAATAGAATTAAATGTATTTACTAAACTAAAAACATTATATATATCAGAAATAGATATTTTCAATACTTGTTTTAATTTTACTAAACTTAAATCACTTGAAACTGTTTTTATTCCTAAAACTTATAGAAAAGAAAAATTTACTGTAAAATTTGGCCCAATAAAATTTTTATATATAGGAGGAAATGTATATAAAAAAGAAAATAGTCCAATAGGATTAAAACATTTAATATTAAATCAAAGATTTAAAAGTCTAAAAACATTATCGTTAGAAGAAACATCATTATTGGAATTGCACTTAATTGATCCAAATTGTGGAATAAATTTATATAGTTTACCGGAATCATTGAAAATATTTACAGTACAAATACCATTAAAATTAATAAAAGTATTAAAATTACCAAAAGTAAAAGTAAGTAATATAAATAATAAAAAAAATATATTTACAAAAATTAAATATTATCCTCAAAATATGGAATTCATTGATATTAGTAATATAAAATGTATAATAAATCCAAAAAATTTAAAAGTGTGTATTATTGGTAAACATACTTTAGAACGTGCAATATCATCATTATATAATTGTACTCAATTACATACTTTAGTTATTCAAGACTTAGATTATTTAATAGATGTAAGCATGTTACCTAAATCTTTGAAATATATTTATTTTGATGAAAAATGTAAATATAAAACAAGAGTATCTAATGTAAAAATAATGGTTTGTCCTAATATACAAAAAACTAAGGAAATATTATTTAATAGATGGTATAAAAAAATAATAAACAAAAAACCATTATTTAATCCATATACATGAATATTTATTGATCTTTTTCAACTATTATAAATTCTCCATTTTTATCTAATACTGGATTTGCAAATTTAATAATTCCATCATCAGATTTATCAAAATATTTAATTCGTATATATTTTCCAATATATCTATCTTTTCCATACCTCATAAATTCATTTCTGTATTCATTAGTGCCACCGGCGTCTATACGACGTATTTTTCCATTTTGTTGTTTAATTACAAAAATTACACTGTCCTGATCCTTTTCTGAAGACGTTATATCAACAATTAGATATTCGTCAACATAAAACATCTTATTTTTCAATAAATTTATTGATCTATTGAAATCATAACTACCAAATTTTTGTCGAATAATAATTCCTTCAAATCCTTTTTCAGTATATTCTTTAGTTTTAGCATATACATGATTTTCATCAGTTAATGTAAATGTTTTAACTAATTTTATATATGGATTTAGTTTATCTTCCAATTTATCATAAATATCTGTTAAAGTTGTTATTCTTTTGATAAATGGCTGATTATGTTTATCTTTGAAAAAACAGTCAAACATATACAATGATATAGTCTCTTCATCTTTATTTGTTGTCTTTTTTCTAGAAACAATTGAATGAATTTGTTGAAGTGATAAATTCGGATTAAACAATTCTCCATCTATATAAATATCTGGATATAATTTAAAAATTTCCATAAGTTTAGTTTTTAATGTATTTAAAAATATATATTGTTTTCCTCTTCTTGTGATCATTTCAATTTGATTATTATGTAAATAAACAATTGCTCGCTCTCCATCTAATTTAGGTTGTCCCGCTGCAGGATAACTAACTTTATTTTTAAATTTATTAAATTTCTTTGCCAACATAGGTGTAATAAATAATTCGGTATTATCTTTATCTATTGTAAAACCATCAGCATATTTATTTTTAAAAATAGTTATTGCTCGTTTAAATTGACTTTCATATGGAGTCATTTCATTTTTTTTACCTTTGTTTTTTGTTTTAGTTTCAAAAGTAACTTCAATTTTAGGTTTACCGGTTGTTTCTAGAATAGATGATTCTCTTAACATTTTGGAATTACCATTATCTTGTTCTTCAACAGTTAATTTCCAATATAACGTTTTCTTTCCACATTTTCTTTTTTTATAAATTGTTGGAAATTGTTTAGAATGGTTGATATTTTTAATTATCATAGAAATGTCCATAATGTTTATTATATATTATATTATAAAATCAATTTTAATATAATAGCGATATAAAATCTTATTAAAACTTAAATATTATTATATTTGATATATATGTTATATTACTTTCCATATCTGTCAAATATATTTTATTCATAAAATATAAATATATATCTTAGGATTTTGCGGTTTTTAGCTTTTTATATTTTTTTGCTAAATTTATAAAATTTTTTTTCAAAATATGATATTTATTTTTAAATTCATCTAATGTTCTTTGTTTAAACCACGTAACTAATCCTCTTCCGCCTTTTTTACTTCTAGGTTTTAAATAAACTCTCCAAACTCTAGAATTTTTTGATAATAACTTTTGTTTATCAGAAAGTATTATAAAATTTTTATATTTATTGATTAAATAACCACCAGAAATATAATCTGATTCAGTATTTTCCCAATCTAAGATGTATGAGAAAAAACCACTCTCATAATCTGCTATATATTTAACTTGACTAAATGATTTTGAAATTAATTTAGAAAAATCATCTTTTGAAATAGTAAAGAATCTTTCTATACCAATTACACCATTAGATTTAACCCATTTACGTCTTTTAACAAATGGTGCTATTTCTCTAAGTTTTTTATATTCAATTGGATTAACTATTTGTTTTATAGATATATTTTTAAATTTTGTAGATTTGTTGCTTGATGTTTGAGTATTAAATGAAGGAACTTTTCGTTTATGTATAATTATACTTTCTCTTGTTTCTAAATCTGGCGTTAGTTTTATTTTCAATGGTCTAATGATATTGAATGAAATAGAATCTATATTTTTATTTTTCTTTTTATGTGGAAGATCTATTAAAATACTATTTGTAGAATCTGTAGTACTAATGGTATTAATGGTTATTGAATCTAAATCTTGTTTTATCTTTTTTCTTTGTTTATTTTTTCTTTTTTGTTTTTTTGATATTTTACTATGAGTTTCTGTTACATCAATACTTAAACTATCTCGTTGTATATCAATAGATATTGATTCTTTGGTTGAAAGATTTGTTATTAGATCCATTATATAAAAGGAAACTTTTTTAAAAAGAGACTTTTTAGAAGAGACTTTTTAGAAAAAAGTCTCAGCAAAAAGAAATGTTTATAAAATTGAAAAAAAAATATGATAATATCTTTTTGCTAAAAAGTCTCTTTTAAAAAGTCTCTTTTTGCTGAAACTTTTTTCTAAAAAGTTTCTAGATATTATCAACAAATTCACAAAATGATTGACTTGACTTTTTATTCCAATTATTATAAAAAGTTCTAGCGATTACTTGAGTTTTTGATATAATGTACAGTAATGCTATATCTATAGATATTATATCATTAAATTTACTTGATATCATCATTGAAGAACTAGATAATTTACACAATGATTTATATATTGAATTTTTTAACTTACTACCACCATTATTTTCGAAAATTTTGTTCGAATATAATCCGGTGAGCGTTGTTGTATCAGTTTTATCAATATTTTCAATTTGATTTTTATTTTTAACAATAATATCAACAATTTTAGTTTTATGATCTTTTGTTTCAACTTTGAATTTATTCATATCATCGGTTTTCTTTTTAAAAGCATCACGTTTATCTTCAATTTCTTTTATCTTATATTTTTCAATATCTTTTACATCAATATTTGATTTAAATATATTAAAATCTAGTTCTTGTTTTTTAAATTTTTTAGGAATATTATCAATTAATTGATTTTGTTCAAGAAATTCATTAATAAATGGTTCATCGTACTCTTCTTCATCATCCATATCATAAATATTTTGTTTATCTTTCTTTAATATTTTTTGTTTATCTACTAAAAAATCTGCACCTAATAACAACCCGCCAACAATTTTGAGAAATTCATCAAATACATCATTTAAATATTGAGGACTTAATATTTTTCTTTTGATTTTTGTTGGTATTAATTGTATCATCATTTTTATACCAGTATAACCATATTCCCCAGTAAATCTAAAAGATGAACCAACAATTTTCTTTTTAATTCTACGTTCTTTTTCCAATTGTTTATCTCTGTATTTATCAACAGTTGTTGCTTTTAATTTAGTTAAATCATCAAAATATGTTGCATATTCTGGAGTTGCATGTACTTGTTCAACAAAATCTTTTTGTGATAAAAATTCTACTTGTCTAGACCGTTGAATATTATTTAAATTTATATTATTTAAATTCAATATTTTAACTGGAAATCCTTCTTGAAGATCTTCAATTTTATTGACAAATTGTGTTCTATAATCTATAATAAATGGATCGTTAGTTGGTTCTAAATTAATAATATATTTTCTTGTTATTATTTTTAAATTTTTTGTATTTTTTATATTTTTTGTTTCTATAACTCCAATTGATATAATTTTTTCTGATAATAAATGCATCATTATTGCTGTGATTAATTTAATATATTTACCATCTTGAAAGTCTTGATTAAAATTCCCAGTTCTTGTAGTAACATTATTTATCATTTGTTGTTGATCACCAAATATTTTTGCAATTATATCATCATATGATGTAGGTTGAGGTTTTTTTAATATGTCTATAATATCACTATTATTACCATTATTTGCATAATCTGTAAAATCCTTTATACTTTGGTTAATATATTTTAATTTTATTTCTTTACCAAGTTTTCTTCTATCTTCATCAACTGTTTGAATAAAATTCTTATAAATTTCTGTATAATATTGTTTGATTTTCTTTTCTCTATTAAATTGCGTTTCACTTATGTCATTAATTGCTTTAACTCCTTCTTTAGATATATCTTTCTTATGATCTTGTTTTAAAATATATTTATCCTTTGATTGTTTTTTAATATCATCTCTTTGAACTTCCCAAATAGCTTTTTCATTATGATCAAACATTTCATCTAATTTTTCATTTATTTTTTGAGATTGATCAGCTGCTGGTGGATTGGTAAAATCATATAAATTTGTTGCTGTTATTTGTTTGGCCACATATTCACCAGCCATATCTCCCAATATACAAAACAATTTAGCAAAATCTCCTGCTAAATAATTATATGTTTCTTTATCAAATATTTTATCACATCTTTTTTCAAATGCATCAAAATCTCCATCAAATCTTAATGTTCGTAATTCATTGAAAAAACTTGAATCTGGATTAATTTCTTTAACTCTTTTTTCAATAGTTATTATAGTTTTTGTGCTATAATTTGTAACTCGAAGTAAAGATCTAAATATTTTTGCAAATCTTAAATACGATTTATTATCTAATTCTAATATTTTCATTATATCAACAACAACAGATGAGACAACATCTCCTACTCCTGCTAAAGAAGATATGATATTAAGTAATGTAATAATACCCTTATTAACTATTTTATTACCCAATACTTTATCAATTAAATTATAAACTTTATCATCATTATAATCAAATTTTTGAGGACAATAATTTCTAAACATAATTATATAATAAAAAAAAACTTTTTAAAAGAGACTTTTAAAAAAATTTCAACAAAAATATATTAAAAAGTTTATTTTGATTTTTTTCTATTATCAACATAATATTTAATTCTATTAAAAATTTCAAGCAAAAAAACAACAAAATTTATTATCTCCGCAATTAATCCTATAACCACAATAACTACTGCAAGTGGGATGATGGAGGAAGAAATAGCCGTTGCAATTCCAAAAATCGCTCCTATGATACATGCGATAATTATAAAGTTAATAAATGCAATTATAACATATCCAACAATTCCTAATAAACTTGTTGGATTCCATTTTTTTATTGTAATATTTCCTAATTTCATACTTATATATTACGAAGAAATTTTTTAAAAGAGACTTTTTAGAAAAAAGTTTTAGCAAAAAAATAATATTTAAAAAGTTTACTCTATTTTTTTATTTTTTAAATAAATCTTTATTATTACAGCAGATGAAGCTATCCACCCACAAAAAACAAAAAATGACAAAATACTTCCAATAATAACAGGAATGGGATTCGTTATAATTATTCCTAATATGATACAAATTATCATTATAATCATAATTATAATACCAGTGTAAAGTGCATTATATGAAATAAATTTTATTATAGATTTAATATCATTATATTTTATTTTATTAATTTCAGTCATTATATATTACAAAATAAACTTTTTAATAAAAATTTACTTTAATTTTTTTCTATTAATAACATAATTATAGCCATAATTATGAATATAATTAAAGAAATAATAGCATGTACAATAAAATTTTTTAGAAGAATATATATAAATTTTAATATATGTACTTGTTTTTTATTAATATTTTTTTCAATATTGATAACATATTTTAAGGTTTTTTATATAATACAAAGAAACTTTTTAAAAGAGACTTTTTAGAAAAAAGTTTTAGCAAAAAGAAAGTATATAAACTTTTAAACATTATTTTTTGCTGAAACTTTTTTCTAAAAAGTTTCTTTCTAAAAAGTTTCGTTTAAATATTAAAAGTAACCATTTTAACTGGTTTAATGGATTTATTATCTTTTTGGGGTTTTTTAATAATTGTAAATATGAAAATAGATACAATAGCTATTATTAAGATGATTATTACTAATAATAAAATTTCGATAAACATTTTTTATTTTTTATATATAAAAAAAATAAAATGTTTCAATTTATTATAATATTATTAATATTAATTTTTATTATTTTGGCAATTTTGTCAACATTCATTTTTACATTTGTTCAAACTAATTCGATTGATAAATCAATTGTTAGAACTATTGGAAAACCCAGAATTTATCTAAATAGATTTAGAAGAAGATTTTTTTAAGCTACAGATACATTTATAACTGGATTAGTTTTTAAAATTGCTTTATACATATTAAATTTAAATTTTGCATTTTGAAATACATTATGGTCTTTCATCTGATATTTAAATATACTATCCCAAGTTGGTAAACCTCTCCACACATTTAATACTTTTCCAGTATTAAATATATATCCTACTGTTCTTTGGATGAATAGTAAAATTAACATAGGACCTATTATACCAAGAAAAGGTATTAATAGAGCGGAAATCGGAGGGACAACAAAAGATAATAATGATATAATTAATAATATAATTGCACATATAATGAAAGTGATATAAAATGATATTGTATTATGTATTGTTTCACTAATTAATAAATTAATTGATAAAAATCCATCTCTTAATTTAGAATATTTAACTTGTGCTAAATTATTATTTTTAACAAATGTTTTAGGATTATTATTCATTATTATATAATACAATTAAAATTTTATTTTATTTTATCAAGTATTTTATTCAATTTATTTTTATTTTTTTTATCAAAAAACATTTTTGGTGGGTTTTTCAAAAATTCTGAATATCTTTCATTAGATTCTATTTTTTGTAAAAATTTTATAATATTAAATAAAATAAAAGACCATATACTACTCAATATAATAATTGTTGTAAAAAGATGAAGTAAAACTCCAACTATAAGAAATACTATACCTAAGGAAGCAAATGCAACACTACCTAACATTAAAAATGCTATAATATAAATTATTATAATTAAAATAACTAGTATTAATACACTAACTAACTTTGATAAATTAAATTTTAATATATTCTCAATATATTTTTCACTTGTTCTATTGTATTTTAATATTTTAATTGATCGTTCTTTATTTTTATCATTTTTTAATAATGAATTTATTTCTTCCATTTATATATTACATTTAAAGTTATTTTTTATTATATAAAATGGAGAACTATTATACTATTAATGATGTTAAAAACGACAAAAGTAGATTACCATATAAATATAAACTAGTTAAATGTAGTGAATGCGGAGAAGACACTTGTTTATATTATAGAGTATGGTTTACAATAATACATAAATATGGTTTACCAATAAAATGTATAACATGCAATGTTATTGACTCAAATAAAGATTCTAATTTATTTAGTTTACAAAATGAAGACAAAGCTATGTTAATAAGTCTTGCAGGAGACAAATACAAATCTTAAATATTGAAAAAATAAAATATATTTATTTATCAATAAACGAGTGAGGAATATTTTTTGATATGTTTTTATTATTCTTTGAATAAAACATGTATATTATATGAATAAGTGTTTCAAATTTCATATTTTTAATATTATTCATTATTCTTAATAAAATTTCTAATTTTTTTTCAATAGTAAATAATTTTGAATCAGGATTCCATCTAATTACAATATATTGTTTTCCAGGAAATTCATCGTAAATATCACTAATACGTTTTTCATCGCACAAATAATTACCATTACCATATTTATGTTCATGTTCATCACATTCAATTTGAATTACTAAATTATCACTACCATACAATTTATCTGGTCTATATTTTTGACATAAATTACCTTTTATTTTTGTATTTGAAGATAATAAATATTCTGTACCAAAATTTAAGTCTAAATAACTTGACATAATATTTTCATGTCTTGTGGAATTTATTTTTTCACAAATTCTACACATTGAAGAATTACCATAAAAATTAGATAAACATATTTTACATTTGTTTAATTTATGTTTTGTTAAAATATGTTTATCATAATAACTTTTATTTGTATAAATTTTATTACAATGTTGACATTTAAACGTTTCAATATATTTATGTATTTCAAAGTGTTTATTTAATTTTACTTTAGTTAAAAATTTATTATTACATAAATTGCAAACATAAATGTGTTTTAATTTATGTTTTTTACATATATGATTGAATAATAATTGTTTATCATTAATTTCAAAATCACAATATGTACAAATATAAAATTTAGTTATTTTATTTCCCATTATTTATTATAATACAGTTTAATATTTATTACCTTGATTTTAAATCAAGATAATGTTTATATAAAGTATTAATAATACTAAAACTTAATTTATTTAATGATTTATTTTGTAATATTTTTTTAATCATATCAATATCATTTAAATATATTAGATTTTGAGTAATTATATAAAAGAAATTATCAGTATATAATTTATTATTATTTATTATGTATTTTTTAAGATCTTTTGTACCAAACCAAAGTATATTTTGTACTATTCTTGGATATTCAAATATATTATAATTATCATTAATAAATAATTTTAAAACATCAAAATGTCTAT